CCTCTTTTAAACTCTGCCCACTTATCTGCTCTAAGCATTATCTCTTCGACAGGTCGGTTACGCACCTTCCAAAAGTCAAGACACGCTTGTATCATATCAATGGTCATATTGGCTTTGTAGCCTTTGTGTATTATTGTACTCATTTATTCTTCTTCAAAGTTAGGTAAAGGTAATCCAAAGTTATCTTGCCCAAGTTCCGCAGGTGCATCGAAGTAGGGATGGTCTGCGGTGAATATTTCACCCGTCTTACCTACGTTGTTGATAAATATATCTTGTCCTTTCGCACTCATCTGTTCGACCACAGGACCAACAATATCTTCTGGTGATTCGGTTAGTGGTTTGTTCTCATCGTGTTGCAAGACTATACACTTGCAGTTGAAGTGGTTGGTAGGTGCAACGCTATCCCATATTGGGTCATCAACAGGTGCGGTCATTCCATCTAATGGTTGACATATATCACAAGCATCACCAATGGCTGAATACTCAAGTATTGGTAACACATCTTTCTCTTGCTCTATTCGTTGCCACTTCGATGCGCTATCTGCTTGTGCTATTGCGGTGTTGTATTCGGTTGGTAAGTACCTTAGATTATAAGTATCATAAGTCTCTCTTGCTTTATCATAAAACTCTTTGTAAGTTCTTACCTTGCCGTTTTCATCCACTAAATCAGCACTCATAGCTTTAACACCATTATATGTCTTAGCCGCACCAAACATATAAACATTCGTAACTAACTCTTGCAAGAATGGGTCGGTAGCAATAGCTTCAAATCCTACACCAAATCCTTCTAATACCGCCTTCTCTAAGTACTTAGTTAATGCTTGATAGTAATCTAAAGGCAAATCAAGTTCGGTAATACTACCGTCCTCAATGCCCTTGATTAACTTCTCTATTTGACTATTACTATACTCCATTAATGGCTGTGTTTAGAATACATTTGGTTTAACTTATTCTGAATCTTTGCAGGAAACGTAGGTGCATTCGGTGTCGGTACAACTATCTCTGCCAATGGTATGCCAGTCTTCTCGGTGAAGTATTTCCCATCCATCTGCAATCCACCTTGCTTAATCTTAACACTTAAGTCTGCGATAGTATTAGCGTTATCAACCTCTTCACTATCATTCATCATACACGCTACTGAACCTTCAGCTATGTTGAAACCTAATGCTCGTAAGCGGTCGAATAGTTGCTTGTTTACTAATGGTAAAACAAACGATGCGTCTTTGGTTTGCTTATCTTTGAGTGCTTGTTGTGCAGGTGATTCTTCACCACTATTCCCTAACTTACCTGCGATTGATTTGATAGCATCAGCGTGACCAAGTATTATCTGCGATACTTTAGCTTCAAGTCTTGCCTCAAAGTTATCATAACCCTTATATCCACTTCCACCAAGTGATGTCTCTATGAACTCGATACTATCACCAATGTCATCTAATACCGCCCAACCTGATGAACCCATCTGCGCTAACGTATTGGCGAACTCTTGTCTCTCGGCTTCGTTAGTCTTATTAGTCTTACCAACTCTAAATGGTTGCGAGAACAACTCAACGAAATCACCGTTAAACCCAAGTAGGTTGCGCATAAATATTTCGTAGATAGATAGTTCCCAAAACAATCCATATCCGCAACGTGATGCGCCTGTTTCGTTAGGTGTACCAACAAACACATACCAATTCTTAAACTCTTCCTCCTCTTGTATCTTACATCCACTCGTCATATAAGCAAACGAGCCGATAGTGATGCGGTCAGGTGATACGTTCTCACGCTTGATGGTGTTGATATATGGAAATTCACCATCAATAATATCATCCAAGTGAACAACTGAATAACCGAAGAACAAAGCGTCCATACAAATGGATAAGTAAGTAGTGAACCAAGTCTTGAGTTGAGTCTTGCCGTTTATAGTATGGCAAAGTAAGTCGGTTAGTTGTTGGTCTATCTCGCCTGATTCGGTTCTAAACTCCCATTTACGAAGAAGTGTTAAATCCTTTCTACGTTCAACACACGCCTTGATGAATCCGTTCTCTCTTGTGTTAACATACATTTGTTGCATCTTCACACGAAATGGATAATAGGCTCGTTCTGCCTCGTTGATAGCTGCTGCTCTTGTTGTTACATCTTGACGGATACGAAGTAACTGAATAGGTACTATCGGTGTCTTAGCCGATTGAACTATCTTAGGTGTTGGTGATAGTACGTTCTTGATGTTGCTGATTATACCCATTAGTAGTTGTTGTTTTGTTTAACCAATCGTGAACCATATCGTATTCGTTGACCTGACTTCGGTTGTATCAATGGTAAGTCTGCGGTGATGTCAGTACCTTTACTGCAATTCTTCAACCAAGCAATCACATCATCATAACGCTTAACTCTAAGGTCTGGAATGTTTCGTGGTGCAATGCGTGAATGAAGATGGAATAATGTTACATCTATCATCATATTAACCATTTGTTGATTTCGGTTGTCGGCTTTAATCCAAGCAGCATCCCCTGATACTAACGAACTACCTGTCCTTAAATATGTTGTACCTGTACCCCAAAACTCAGGATGTTCATTTGGTTGAACCGATAGATTAGCGACAACACAAGTATATGTCTTATCAGCATACCATACATCGTCACCTACTTGATAAGTTGCGTAATAATCCCATTCAGGACTATCAAGACCGATATAATAGATGTCGTATTGTGCGCCAAGTAACTGCCATTTAGCAGGATTCCAAGCGCCTGCAACAGTTATGGCTATGGTGTTCTTGTAAACATTGCCTAAGTATAACGTCTGCGAATGAAGTGCATAGGTTGATGTGGTGCTGAATGCAGGTGCATCAAAATACACTCTATTCTTGCCGTAATATGTTAAGTTGTAGTCGTAGATTGATGTGTCGGTAAACTCTGCCGATGTTAGATACTTCTGCCGTAAGTAGCTGACTACTTCTGCTTGTGCTGCGAGTTGCATCTGAGTTACTAAAGAATAATCAGCACCTATTATCTGAGATAGGTTATCTGATTGAATCAGTTTCTTGTAGTCTTGTAAGATTAGGTAACTCATTGGCAAAGTTTGATGCAAATATACGAAAAGTAACGCACTTAAAAAAGTATGGAGAATATGTATACGAAATAACAGAATACTACTACCATCATAATCAATATGCCTATTATCTCTTCCTTTGGATTTTGTATGTTCATTAGTAGCTATTTTTACTATGCACCTTGCCGATAGTAATGGCTTGACCAATATCCCCACGTTGATACTTGGTATACTCGTTAGCGAAAGCCGTGCATATAAAGTAATCATTGGCATCAGATGTGTGTCCAAACTTTTCAAACGATATACCTGTCGAAGAGTCTTTGGCTTTTTCTTTTTTCTTTTTTCCGTCCGAATCTTCTTTTAAATATAAATAATCGTTCAATGTGTTTTCGCATTTATTGTCAATGTAAAGTTCAATGCCATCAAACCCATTTGCAAATATCGTGTTGATAAAATTTGCTCTCATCACTACCGATGGTGATTTGGTATCTATCCTTAATTGAGGTTTAAATACTGACAATTCATTGCGAATGATAGTGTAGTCATTAGACCCTTTTTCAGTTCGAGTATCCTCGTGCTTACCTGCTGGGTCACCGTAGATAAAACATCCTGACATATGCCCTTGATATTTACGTTTAATTTCATTACACACTCCCTTAGTAGTATTATTCGGTGACTTGGTGCATATCTCAGCAATTTGATAACACTTTTTATTTATCATCTGCCAAACACAACAAGTCATATAAGGGTTGACATTGAAGTCAAAGGTTAAATGAATAGGCAAATCAGGATTATAATTTAATTGTTTTACATTACCATTTATTGTAAATTCCTTATAAAATTCGCCACCTGCTTGAGTTGGTTTAGGGTCTTGTTGGTATAAACTTTGAAAAGTCCTTAACGATTGCGACCTTACCATATTTAGTTTCTTAAGGTCGTGCTTATTTGACCATAATGGTTCGCCAATCTCTCTTGGGTCTTCAAGGTTATCGTTGTTTATTTTTATAGCAGGTAGAACTAATATCGTCCATTGTTCTCCAGAACCATCTTCCATTTTTTTCAATAACATACCACTTAAATCATTGACATCCCATCTCGTTTGCGTTATCAATATTCTTGTGTCGTTATGAATACGAGTATACAATACATCGTTATACCAATTCCAATTCCTAAACTGATAAGTGCCTGACATTGCTTCTATGCTATCTTTAACAGGATCATCAATAATGGCATAATCAGCAGGTGTTCCTGTAAGTGAACCACCTACACCAACCGTCTTAAGAAATCCACCATACCCAACTGTTTCAAACTTTTCACTATTTCTTAACCACGATTTAGATGCAGTAACAATATTGGTGCTATTTAGAAAGGTATCAGGGAATACATCCTTATATAACTCACTATCAATTATCCTTTGGCAGTCACGATTAAAAGTGCAAGACAAATCAGAACTATATGAAGCTAATACTATCTTTGATTTAGGGTTCTTACCTAATATGTAAGCAGGTAAATTGCGACTAACTAATTCAGACTTTCCGTGTTGAGGTGGCATAAAAACCATCAATCGATTTATCTCACCTCTTATAAATTTATCAAGATATTCGCAAAGTAAATTATGATGCCAATTAGCCTCATAGTCAGGTTTAACATATTTAACGAAATCAATATAGTTCCTTTTAGCTAACTCCGCTTTTGCGTTGTAGTTCAGCAATAAGTCTAAGTTCATCATCTGTAAATTTGGTTAAATCAATTTTAGAAGTTATTTTCTCACCTTGAGTAGTTATATCTTGTTTATCTGTTAACCCTAAATCACGAGCAATAATACTGGCATTAAATGCCCCAACAGAAGCACCTTCAAACTTTTGAACATCACATTCAGTCTCGATTTTATTATAGACCTCAAAAAATTCATTATAACTTTCGTTATGTCCATAGTTAAAAAGACCTTGATAACTAATACCGCAAAAGACCGAAAAACCTTTAAGAGTATATGGTCTTTGTAAAGGTATTGAAATTAATTGACCTGTAAATTCACCTGATTTAATAGCTTCGTGTTTTATCCACGGATTGCCATTAACTTCTTTCTTATATTCTAAAAATGAAGTTAATAACTCATCAGGTGTTTTAAATATCTTATCTCTACCAGTTGCACATCCAAGTGCATATTGATTTCCTTTAGGTGCTGCCATAGTAATGCAAAGTTACAACACAAATATCAATATAATAAGATTATAGATACACTACAAGAAATGTAATGTAATATAAAAGTAATAAACAACTGCGCTTTTTCTCCGTTAGTAGGAAAGTGTTAAAACCACTAACATCATCGAATTACTACACCATCAAGACGCTGACACACTTAGTCTTCGCTATGTTGTGTTGATGTGTAGGCGCATTTGTTTATCTCTACTCAACTCGCATTATTGACTTTAACTGTTCCATAATCTCATCAGCGACATCTCCCCAAAACATCTCACATTTACCATCCTTAATTGGCGATTCCGTGAAGTACCATTGGTTTGTTTCATCCGCAGGTGATGTATATCTTTTACATTGTTCCTTTATTGGGCAGTTGATGCCCTTGCAGAGTGTCTTGTCCATTAGCCGTATGTTTCATTAAAGTATTGTTCTGCTCTTATTTCATTATTCATAACTTTAAAAACTTGTGCATCCTTAAAGGTATTAATTATCTGCTCTTTCTCCATATCTAACGCTATTTGCTTAGATTTCACATAATCGTGTTCGTGTATCTTAATAGTAACCATATTTGATTCATCAACTTTGATATCGGATTCCAATGTTTCAATTAACCAGTTAACTGATGTTTTCTTGGATTCATCTAATGGAATACAATCACAATAACTTGTATGACCACAATAACACTTAATCTGATTAGGTTCTAACGCACCCTTTAAGGACATATAGTTTTTGGCTCTTTCTTTAGCTTCATCGTTACTCATCTTATTTATAATTTGAAAGAGTTATCATTATACTAAACAAAATTGATGTATAAGCATAAAAACATCTTACGCCAATACTCCAATGATTTGGGTTAAAATCCCATAGACAAAATGACCATACTATGTATAAAAATATCATTAATAAAATAAATGTAATAGCTGTTTTCTTACTCATAATGTGTTATATAATTTACT